TGATTCCAAAGTTTCACCTGAAGAAGATTATAGGGAACATACATTTACAATTGACGAACTTCCCTCTTTCAAGTCATACAGAGTTAAACTTCTCCTTACATCTACTAATCAGGCAAATCCACCTAAGATTAGAAACCTTAGAGTGATAGCACTTGCATAATGAAAAAACTTAAAGTTGAGGGACATAATAATCTCCTTAGAGATAGTGAAACTGGAGCAATTGTTAATAATGATAAGTCTGGATTCTCTTCGTATATGATGAATAAAAACATCAAACATGAAGAGAGTACTAGAATACAGAATGTTGAGAGAGATCTTGCTAACATTCATAGTGAAATCTCTGAGTTAAAACTGTTAATCAAGGAGGCACTCAATGGATCCCGATAAAATTGAACTTAAAAACCTAACTAAAAGTTTTGAATATACTAAAATTGCATCGGAAATAGATGGATGTGACGATCGAGATATGTTGAGAAGTATTGCCAAATCTTTTGTTAAACTTTATTATAAGCAGCAAGAGACTTTGTCAGTAATTAACATAGATCCATAAATACTTAAAAAATATAGACATGGCTCAACCATCAACTAGAGCGGAGTTAGTAGACTACTGCAAAAGAAAGTTAGGTGCTCCTGTTCTCGAAATTAATGTTGCTGATGAGCAAATCGAGGACTTAGTTGATGATGCCATTCAATATTTTCACGAAAGACATTTCGATGGGGTAGGACAAGTATTTCTAAAATATCAAATTACTCAAGATGATATAAACAGAGGTAGAAGTCCTTCCTCATCTGTAACCCAAGCAGGTATCGTAACAACTACCGCCTCATCTACAATTGATGGTGCTTCTACAACTTTTTCTTATAAAGAAAATAGTAATTATTTGCAAATTCCTCCCTCTGTTATAGGAGTTAACAAGATATTTCAATTTTCCGGTGGAAATTCGATCACAAACAATATGTTTAGTGTGAAATATCAATTATTCCTAAATGATGTTTATTTCTTCGGGAATACTGAATTGTTGTCATATGCTATGACAAAGACATATCTTGAAGATCTTGATTTTTTACTGAATACTCATAAGCAGATAAGATTTAATCAAAGAATGGATAGGTTGTATCTTGATATTGACTGGGGAAGTGTTACTGCAGGAGAATATATTATTATTGATTGTTTTAGAACTGTTGATCCAAACGATTTCGCAAGAGTTTACAATGACTCTTTCATCAAACCGTATCTGACTGCCTTAATTAAACGTCAGTGGGGACAGAATCTTATGAAGTTTCAGGGAGTTAAACTTCCTGGTGGAGTGGAACTAAACGGAAGACAAATTTATGAAGATGGGCAGAATGATTTAGACAAAATCATGGAAAAAATGTCTAATACTTATGAACTTCCACCCCTTGACATGATAGGCTGATGGTATTAAATCCTTTTTTCTTACAGGGTTCTCAAGGAGAGCAAAATCTTGTTCAAGACTTGATCAACGAACAGTTGAGAATGTATGGCGTTGAGGTATTTTACTTACCAAGACAATATGCAACAAAAAGTTCAATAATTCGCGAAGTAATTGAATCAGAATTTAATCAATCATATCCTATTGAGGCATATGTTGACAATTTTGATGGATATGGCGACAATACTGTTCTTTTATCAAAATTTGGAGTTCAACAAACATCTGAAATTAAATTAATTATTTCTCAAGAAAGATTTGAAACATATATCACACCTTTAATAACAAATTTGCCTCTAATTGAACTTGCGACTCGGCCGAAAGAAGGTGATTTAATTTATTTCCCGCTTGGAGACAGACTTTTTGAAATAAAGTTTGTTGAACATGAGAAACCTTTTTATCAGTTACAAAAGAATTACGTTTACGAACTAACCTGCGAACTATTCAGAGGGGAAGATGAAATATTGGATACTGGTATTGAAGAAATCGATGATTCCTTCGACACTGAGGGAAATATCAGATCTCTCACTCTTATTGGATCAGGTTCTACCGCAACCGCTATCTCTGGAAGAGTTGAAAGCGGAGCTATCAACAGGATCATTATTACAAACAGAGGAGAAAAATATAATTATCCACCCAGTGTTTTTATTTCATCTCCTATATCAGGAACCACAGCAACTGGAATATCTACCCTACGCGACGATATTGTTAGTTGTGATGGAACAGAAATAGGTTCTGTTGTTCAAGGAGTTATGATGATTGATCCTGGTGCAGGATATACTGCAAATCCAGGAATTGCATTTGTTGGACTTAACACTAATCCTGGTGTTGGAGTAGCTGCAACCACTAGAATTTCTGATAATACTGTCGGTATTGTTACTGTTACTAGTGGAGGTGGTGGATACGTGACTGCTCCTACTGTTACCTTTAGTAGTCCAGGTGCTGGTGGAACGACTGCCACTGGTGTCGCTGTAGTTTCTGTTGCTGGAACAGTTTCTGCAATTTATATCACCAATGCTGGTGCTGGGTATACAACTGCTCCTACAATTACACTTTCAGATCCACCTGCTGCTGGAGTTGGAACATTTGTTAGATCGGAAACTATCACCGGATCTACAAGCGGTGTAACGGGAATAGTTAAGACGTGGAATACTATTACTAACGTTCTAACTTACTCTAATACTACAGGGGACTTCTTACCTGGAGAAACTATTGTGGGTTCAGCAAGTAGCGCATCTTATGTGATAAGCGTTTATGAGGATGATAATACCGTAAATAATTATCCAGACAATGATACATTTGAAACTTTTGCTAATGATGGAGTTTTAGATTTCTCAGAATCAAATCCATTTGGGAATCCTTAACCCTAAATAAAGTTACATAAGGCATCTGTATGTTTGAATACTTTTACCATGAAATTTTAAGACGAACCATCATTGCGTTCGGAAGTCTTTTTAATGGGATTGATATTAAGCATCTCGACTCCGCTGGTAATGTATCCGAAGAGATTAAAGTACCTTTAGCATACGGGCCAACTCAAAAGTTTTTAGCAAGATTAGAGCAATCGCCAGATCTTAACAAACCAACAGCGATTACTCTTCCAAGAATGTCCTTTGAATTTACAGGACTGCAATATGATGGTACAAGAAAAGTTACCACTACTCAAACATTCAAAACACAGACTGTAGGTATTGCAACGGCAATCAGAAAAAACTATATGCCCGTTCCATATAATATGTCATTTGAATTATCAATATTCACTAAGTTGAATGATGATATGCTTCAGATTGTTGAACAGATTTTACCATATTTTCAACCAGCTTACACACTTTCAGTAAATTTAGTTGATACTATTGGAGAAAAGAGAGATATTCCTATCGTGATCGAAAATATCACGATGCAAGATGATTACGAAGGGAACTATAGCACACGACGTTCGCTTCTTTATACTATAAGATTCACTGCCAAAACATACCTTTTCGGCCCAGTTGGAGATACTTCAAAAGCATCAAGAGATCTTATCAAAAAAGTACAAGTTGGATATGTTCAAGACGATTCTTCTACACCAACCAGAGATCTTACATATACCGTTGTTCCAAGAGCAACACAAAGTTATACCGGTAATGTTGTAACAAACTTAGCACAAGATATTGGTACAACGACTAATATCATACAAGTTACTGATGCAAATAATATTGCAGAAAACACATATATTAATATCAATAACGAATCAATATACGTAGATAGAAAGGAAGGAAATACTCTTTTTACAAAAAGAGGACAGGATGGAACCATCACTGGATCACATGTTCGTGGAACTGCAGTTAATGTTATCACTGATGCTGATGATGCCCTTATTGAGATTGGCGATGACTTCGGATTCGATGGTGCGGTATCATGAGTTTTGATAGTTTAGACGAAGCATTTGATGTGTCGAGTGAGATTGTATCAAGCGAACCTGAACAAGTAAAACCTGTTCAGAAAGAAGTAGATTCAATAAAGTCTGACACTAGAAAGGATTATGAGTACACAAGAGGAAATCTTTATTCTTTGATTGAAAAGGGGCAAGAGGCAGTTAACGGTATTCTTGAATTAGCACAAGAAACTGAACAGGCAAGAGCGTATGAAGTTGCTGGACAGTTAATCAAAAGCGTTGCCGATGCAACTGATAAACTTCTTGATCTTCAAAAGAAACTTAAAGATGTTGAAGAAGAATCTTCATCAAAGGGCCCAACAAATGTAACAAATGCACTATTTGTTGGATCTACCGCTGATCTCGCTAAATTATTGAAGCAAAACAAAGAAAATAAATAGTTAAAAAAGTGTCATGGCAGTACCTGCAGTAAACATAGAAATTGAACAAGGTGCAGACTTTACTTCAACCTTTACTATTACGAATAGTGATGGTTCCGTATTTAATATGAGCAGTGCTAGTGCTGTTGCGAAAGCAAAAAAGCATCCTACTGCAGGAACAGCATATACTTTTTCTACTTCCATTGAATCTTCAACTGGTAAAATTACTCTTACGATGACTGATGAAGTTACAGCAACAATGGAATCTGGTAGATATCTTTATGATATCTTATTGACTGCAGCGGGTGGTGACAAAACTAGAGTCATTCAAGGAATGGCACTAGTTAGTGCAGGTATATCATAAATACCACTATAGGGTAAAAAAATGCCAGATTACTTAGTAAAAAGATCAGGAACTAAAAAATTTACTGTAACTCAGGAGAAAACCGTAGTGGCGGAGAATCTATCAGAACTTGCAGACGTTTCAGTATCTAATTTACCCGGATCTGATAAATTTGTATTAGCATACAACGCAACAACTTCAAAATTTGAATTGATTGCTGCAGATACTGTTCTTACTAATGCTGTTACAGACTCTGATCTTCCTGATTCTTTCGTAACTCAATTAGAAACTGATCTTGATAACACTATCGATCTTGATGGTGGCTCGTTTTAAAAATATCTAAATAGTAACAAGAAAAATCATAGGTTAAATGACTTCTCCAGTACTTCAGTTTAAGAGAGGTGCGTTTGCTAATCTACCTGGACTTAGGGTAGGTGAACCTGGCTTTACCACTGACAAATACGATTTATACATCGGTTTATCGTCAGAAACCGCCACAAACCAGTTTTATGGTTCAGGTAGGTATTGGGGTAGAGAGGATGGCACCAATCCTTTAGAGTTCAAACTTGTTGACAAGGACGGCTCTAACAGTATTAATTTAAGAGCTCCTGCAACTCTTAGTGGTATAACCACTTACACATTTCCCGAAACTCCCCAAGCAGGAAAACTTTTAATCACGGATGCATCAGGAAATCTTTCTTGGGGCGCTGAATTTTCATCCGATTTAAATATCACCGGTATTGTAACTGCAACCGGTGGATTTAATATCGGAATTAATTCATCGGGAAATGTAATCACCACAGGCCCTATTCAGAATCTGAATTTTATTGGTGCTGGTAATACATTTGCATATAATGCAGATACTGATACTGTAGATATTACCATTGCTGGCGAAGGTTCAGCAATGACATTAGGATCTCCAACTGATGGAAGTTACACATCCCCCGCTGCTTTAAATACATTTACAAGTTCAACTAAAATCAGTGATAGTATTGATGATTTAAATGAACTTGCCCTCAACATAATGAGGAACACCGCAGTTTCTGGACTTGCATTTACTGCAAATTCAACTGCTGGTGGCGCACCATTTGCTATCACATTAAGTACTGGATTTGATGGTAATGCAAACAGTTTTGATATTGATTGGGGAGACGGATCAGCATTAGAAACAACAAGTGATTCTACTCCATCTCATACTTATACCAATACTGATGGTGGATTATTCAGTATTGAAATGGTTGCCAAGAATACTGGTGGTGCTGGAGCAGGACATTCTTTCTCTGCCGCAAGATCAAATTATATTACTGTTTATACTCCCGATCCCTCAGTATCTTTTGCTCTTTATAGAGCATCTTCTGGTGGTAGCGCACTTAGTGGAAGCGATTTATATGTTGTAGAAGGACAATCACTTTACTTAGATAATAACACCACGAACGCAACTCAAGTTGGTTCTGGTGCAACTTACACAGTCGATTGGGGTGATAGTTCCGCTAATAGTTTCATCTCTAGTAACACTGTTGGTGGTGGTGCTAGTACAACTGCAGATAGATTACAGCATACCTGGGCAGATGGCACACTGAGTGGTACTGGTAGAGATACACTCACCCTCACTATAAACAAGCACGATTTAGCAAATCCAGGCGTCATCCCAACTTCATCAACAGTAAGTTTAAAAGTTTATGATGATTCGCCCGCAACTCCTGATACTCTTAGTTCTAAGACTTTAAGTAATGTAAGTAGCACTGGAACTAGCCCCAAAGCAGCTCACGGTTTTACTGAAAATACATCTGGAGCAGCAGGAATAAGCACTGGAGATACAGTCAACCGTGTTACTACTGGTACTGCAACTGCAGGCCCAATCACATCATTTGCTTATAATGCTGATTCTGGAACATTAACAGCAATAGTAAATGGATCTGCTGATGGACAGAGAGTATTGACAGGTGGTGACGATAGTGCGTCTTACACAAGTCTTACAATTGACTCAGAAAGTGATTATAATCTTTTGACTTCAGGAGGTACATCAACAACATTTGCAAATAGTACCTTCTATCCCAGTTTATACAAAGGATTTAAGGCAAGAGTTGCAAAAGCAGTTAGTGGACTCTCAGTTGGAACAAATAGTATGCAACTTCAGCATAGCACTGGAGGAAATACTAATACCGTTGGATTTATGAGAGATGATTTAACATCCTCTCCATCAGTAGATGTTTCGAGTGCTACTGTCACTCAAAATAATGCAGGAACATTTAGATATGTTTCTGGTATTCCTTATTATAATTCAGGATCACCAACACTAACCGTTGCTGGTATTGAAATTGATCACCTTGTCGGACAATGTTATACAGATCAAAACGATATTGTTGAAGTTGATGATGGATCTAACCAAGAGGGAACATCTTCAAATGCTATAACCAATTCTGGATATACCTACGCACAAATCGATGGTGCCTCAACAATGCTTGAGGGAGGTATTCCAAAGGTAAATACAGGAACTGCTTCTTCTTATGCGATTGGAAGTTTAACAGTTCCAATTACATCATCATCTGTTAGAACAATAAGTAGAGTAAAGGTTCGTGCAAAGAACGTAAATGGAACTAGTTCCTATAGTTCTTCAATTGCAACTAATATTCAAGTTCATACTGCTTCTCAAAGTGGAATTAATGAAACTGCAATCGCTGTTT